TCGGTTAGTTTAGAATTCATTGGCGGCAGAGAGTTTGTTTAGGTAGTCATCGTATGATTTGGCTATGAAGTACACACCGCCAGCTGCATTGATCTCTTGCTCTATCTCCTTTTGGTCTGCGGACTGTCTATCCTTACCAATCTTCACCTCTATGCCGTAGAAGGTGCCGTTGATGATTCCAATGATGTCGGGAATGCCTTTGCGCTGCACCCCTTTGCGGTACACTTGTCTCTTGGTGTCATATACTGCACCATTATTGATGCGGTAGGCAACACCACCTCTAACGTGGTACATATCCCAAATGATGGTCTTGGTGAGGTCGTTGGCGGTGGTATCCTTGAACCGTTTCTTTACCAGGGCGTGAGGGGGAAGCAGTGGGTGCGCCTCCGCTTTCAGTTTGTCGGCAAGCTTACTCAGCTCCTTCAGGTTCTTTGGTATCTCCATCTTTCTTTTTTATTGAGTATTCAATCATTCTACTAACGTGCCCCTTTCCGGTAACTTGGAGGTACCACTTGGCTTCTTCCCAGCATCTCGCTGCTTCTTTATCACTCAAGGAGGCCATCTTCATACTTCTTTAGCTTATCGTAGAACTTGATGTAGGCAGCTTCTGCCGCATCAATATCTTTTGCAAGCTCATCACGAGTAACTCGGTGAATGTGTATCTTCTTGGTACGCATTCGGGGATCATAAGATACAAAATCTAACCACTCCAAATCTTCTACTACCACAAAGTAGTGGATGACTTGCGCTTTATACTCTGCTGGGATGCGACCTATACGCATATATTCTATGTGCTTCTTGCTGTTTGGGCACTTTACTTCTACGGCACCTTTGTAGGCACCATCAATAGATATAAGGCCATCGGGAGATATGGCAATAAAGGGATGCTCATCGTGGATGCAGAATCCTATCTCATCCACTGAGTGCTTTGTTGTCTCCTCATATACTCGTATGGCTTCAGGCTCATAGAGGATGCCGTGCTTCATAGCTTCTGAGGTGAAGCTTTCAGGGATAACACCAGTGAGGCGTTCTGCTATCAGCTCATCTATAAAGGGGAGGTTGTTCTTGGCAAATACTTGCTTTGCTCTTGATCCGGTGATAACACCGAGGCGTGCTTCAAACCATTCCTGGCTGCGCTGTGGTAAATCTAAATTTTTCATTGTTGTTGTTATTTAATCTTTCTCAATTCCGTTCTCATCCCTATCTCTAAGGCATAGTTCTATAATTGTCATAGGCTTATTGCAGTTGCAGCTCATTGTAAACTGTTTGTAGGGTGTACATACACATACATTAATGCTAATACGCTTAGTGCAAATATGCAAATCGTAAATACCATCAAGGCAAATAGAATCTTTGTGGCTTTCTCTTGGTCAGTCATCTCTCTTTGGCGTTTAGGTAATGTACTAAATTCCATCTTTTATATTCATAATAAATTTCCTTTCCATCAGAATCGTGTTTCCATTTCCTTGAATAATTTGGAAAGTTTTCAGAATAGATTTTATTGCCATCTGAATCATATTCAATGCTCCAACAAAAGCCGTTTTCGTTTTCATAGTAAATCACTTTCCCATTCTCATCCTTGATTTCAAATGGAAACTCTTTGATGTTAAGTTGTTGTGCTTTTGTTTTCATCTCTCTTTGGTTTTAAAGCCTATCCAACTTATCAAGAACACCTTTGAAGTCTACACCAGCAATGGTAGTCTCTATCTCTATGTTGCCCTTTGGAGCATCCTCACTCATGGTGGTATGCACATCAAACTCTTCAGCAATCCTGATGAACTGCTGCTGATCCGTTACCCTAGCCTCATACACTTTGTGCTTCACGTTCCGGATAATACTATAACCGTGCTCAATGAGCTGGTCTACTTGCTTGGGTGTAGCTAAAAAGTACACGCTTCTTAATTTGTGGTTCTCACTCATCTTTACTATCTCTTAATTGATCAACTTCACTTCTAAGCATGGCAAGCTCTTCCAAGTCCATACCAAGGACAAGCTCCACATTGTACTGAATCTTGGTGAGGAGCTGCGGATCTTCCTGGTCTAATATCCCTAGCGGCTGCTTCAATAGCTTCTCCAGCTCCTTCTCTAGTCCGTTCATCAGGTTCTTTACCTTATGCTTGTAGAACTTGGTGCCCTTCAGCTCATCCATCTGCTCCAAAGATGCTTGCAACAAAGCTACAAGTTTAATTCCTTCTTTAAATTTATTGTATTTGCTCATTAGAATAAAGCTGTTTGTAATTCTGATATAACCGCATCTTTGTGATTTGCAACATTCAAATTAAAATATGACTCCTTCAATTCAATAGATATTGACTTGCGATTCATTTTTAACGATTGATAACCTTCACTTCCAATACCTCCAAATGGAGATAAAACAGTCTCTCCTTCATTTGAATATAAATGCAATATTCTCTCAATAGTATCTAGCTGTAATGGGCAAATGTGCTTTTCATCGTTTCCATCTCTAGCACTTCTATATTGAAGAGTTCTGCTATAGTTTACATCCATCCAAACTGGGCTGGCATACTTTTGCCATAAATCTACTGGCAAATAATCAGGCTTAGTTTGGTCTTTATCTTGGTGTACTATTGGAACAATATTATCACCTTCATTCCTGAAAAATAGAATATAATCAGGAATGCCGACTCTTGACATTACGCTGTCTTTTTTTATTGTCTTATGTAACAAACCTAGGCTCTTTGTTCTTTGCATTTCCGTTACTGGATTCTTCCAAACAGTACATCTAGCATGATAAATAAAACCTTGCTCAACAAACATATCCTTAATCATTCCGGAGAAGTCTCTTAATCCAATAAAGCCCTCCTTTCCTTTTTGAATTGGAAGATCCATACAATGAACCGCACAAATGCGCCCAGGCTTTAACACTCTTTTTAGCTGAGGTATTAAATATGAGAAGTGCTGCTTAAACATCTCGTAATTTGTAACATTACCCATATCAGCTGGGTTGTCCGAATAAACATAAAGCTCAGCAAAAGGAGGACTAAACACAACTAAGTCAACTTCATTATCAGGTATTTCTTTTGATCGCTCAACACAATCTCCATTCATTACCCAATATTTATCCGTTTTTATTGTATCGCTTTTTACTTTAGCTTTATACTGTTCAAGGTTGGTATAATCTGCTTGACTTGAATACTTGCTCATTTCTTCAATCATCTTTTTGTGGTTGTTTTGTTTTTCTAGTATTGACTTTCTGACATTCTTTTGTGATTCAGGTACCATAATGTGTACTTTAACCTTGTTTTTTTGGCCAAAGCGATAGCATCTTCTCACAGCTTGATAGAATTGTTCAAACTTAAAATCATAACTGCAAAAAACCATATTATGACAATTTTGAAAATTCATACCAAATGATGCTATACTGGTTTTTGTAACCAATACCTTAAACTTATCATCAGCAAAAGCATTGAGGTTGTCTGCTTTGTATTCAGGAGAATCAGAACCTTGAACATTCACTGAACCATTCAGATCTTTTTTTAGCATATCCGCTTCATTGTTTCTTAAAGTCCATACAATCCAATTCTCATTAGATTCATTCACCAGTTCAGTGGTTTTTTGTATTCTCTTATCTAATGACCTCTTTAAGTCTTTATGCAAATCAGTAGCAGAAACAGCAATATCACCAAATAGATTGCCTGATGTGTTCTCTACTGGTATAATGTGCTCAATATATTCTATTTCGGGAAGGTCATATCCGCATTGAGTTTCATCTATCCTTTTAGGATCATCAAGACTCATGCTCCAAGTACAGACATATTTCCAAAAGTCATCTACAGCGTGTTTTCTTAGTCTCCATTTTTGAGTCTCTCCACCATCGTGAACAAAAAACATAGCTAACATTTCCAAATAACTCATAGCTCCTAAAAATTCCGAATGTTGACCTAACTCCATATGATCGTTTGGGCTAGGTGTTGCGGTACAAGCTAACTTATACTGGTGATTTGCAAATGAATCAATGATTAACCTACTGAGCTTACCATCTCTACCTTTTAGAATACTTGACTCATCTAAAACTACACCTGAATATATAGATGTATCAATGTTTTTTAATTGGTCAAAGTTGGTTATATCAATGTTTTCTAAACTAACATTAAATTTATTAGCTTCTCTTTTTGTTTGCTGTACTACTGCTAATGGAGCAAGTATTAATACCTTACCATTTGTATGTTTAGAAACTCTATATGCCCATTCTAATTGCATAAATGTTTTACCTAAACCGCAATCCATAAACAATGCAAACCTTCCCTTTTTCAAAGCTATAGCTACAGCTTTCTTTTGCCAATCAAATAACAACTCATTTAATTCAATAACATCAAAACCTGACTCAATGTGATTCTTTTGCTTTGTTTTTATGAAACTCTGATATTCCATAGAGCTGTCTTTTTTTGTTGTAGTGATTCCCATTTTCAAAACTTTACCCATCTTCTTCTCCTTTCGTATTTGCGGATGAGGTGCGCATTGTTATCCAATAGCCTTATCACCGATTCATTCCACTCCGTTCTGCTTGCTGTTATCAAAGCGTTGAGGCTATCCCACCTCAACTCATTCAGGTACCTATCAATGTAACGCTTATGCGCCAGCTTCCTGAACCATCTTCTCATTGCGTGCTTTCTTCTCATTGTACAGTTGTTTAAATGCTCTTGATATATGCTCCTTCTCTTTTAAAAGCTTGGCATACTCCCTATCAATCTTTTTAATGTACTGCTCCAGGCTCTTCACCTTCTCAGCAGATTCCACCTTGTAGTTCTCAAAGTTCTGCTCTACCTCTTTGCGCTCCATCTGCTCAAGCATTATGCTCTCTCTGAGTGCCGTTACCGTGGTAGGCGTGAATTTAG